TGACGCACAAGTTTTTCTTGCAAAGGTGTTATCTTCAGATTTCATAACAATATTGAGACGTACAGTACTTTCTGTTGTTTCATTCCATGTATTCCCAAAGTGGGTTCAAGATTATGTTGGATCTATGAGTACGAGTATATTTGAAAGCTCAGGAATTGTTTCAGTATTGTTAATGTTGGTTGAAGATATCAGAAAACTCATTTCATATGGAGCATCATATTTTGATGGCGTTCCACTTACTGATATTATGATGTCTGAAAACCCGGTAGGTAAAGCTATCTCAGATGCGAACTGGTGCGTTAAGTATCAGGCTCTCACTTATGATGGCCTGCCGAGGGAAGGATTTGTTGATCGAAACGAATTTCTCCTAAAGATTCGAGACGTAATAGTCTCAACTGAACACCTCTTAGGAAAAATGAAGCAGACAGATGTGCGGAAACGCACTATGTCTAATTTGTTGCCTGAACTAATTACTATTCGTAGTGATTTAGAAAATGCTAACAGAGGTGTTCGACCCACCCCCATCGCAATTTGCATACATGGCCCTCCTGGGGTCGGTAAAGGTCGAGTCTTACTATGGCTCGCCAAGGCTTATTGTGAGACACGGGGGCGCGTATTTCGAGAAGGATGTATTTTCTCTCGTGTGGTAGGATCTGATTACTGGGAACAGTATGATCCAATACAACATACCATAATACATTATTCCGAAGTCGCGTGCTTAGCTCCCAAAATAGTGGAGCGCATGGGCGATCCAGCACTGACTGAGCTTTTGGGCGTGATAGATTCATTGCCAAAGGTTGCCAATATGGCATTCGGTCAGAAGGGAAAGGTCAACATACGCCCTGAACTGGTACTATCAGATACAAACGACCAGGATATGAACATTAAACATTTAATGAACGTTCCGTCAGCCGTATACAGAAGATTTTTGTATATTGGAGTATCTGTTAAGCCTGAATTTAGAAAAACAGGCAGTACTGAAATTGACCCTGCTAAGTCCTTTGCCGCTGGTGGGAACCTGATGGACAGGTACGAATTTATCGTATCAATCCGAAAGGTGACCCAACAATCCAGTGGAGCACCGACTTATCAAGAAAACATTGAGATGACTGGAGACATTTATGCTCTCGCAAGTTATCTGCAAAATTACTTTATCCAAAAGGTTTCAATTGAGGAGACTTCTTATAGTTTGCGCAATACTGATGTAATTACTGAAGATTTGCCTGACGAAGAGAAGAATACTGCTCTTATAACAACAGAG